AGAAAAGCCTGTCGAGACCTCTGTGCCCGACGAAAACGCACCCCCGACACGCGAGGAGCTGGAGGCCAAAGCCACCGAGCTGGGGATACCATTCAACGGTCGGACATCCGACAAAAAGCTCAGTGGCTTGATCGCCACTGCACTGCAGCAGGGAGGCTGACATGGGCTACAGCAAGCGCCAATTCATTGAGGCTGCACTCGCAGAGATCGGCCTTGCGTCCTATGCATTCGACTTGCAACCCGAGCAGCTTGAGGCCGCCAGACAGCGGCTCGATGCCATGATGGCCGACTGGAACGGCAAGGGCATCCGGCTCGGCTACCCGATCCCGGTCAGCCCACAGGACGGCAGCATCGACGAGCAGACCAACGTGCCGGACTCGGCCTACGAGGCCATCATCTGCAACCTGGGCATCAGGCTTGCGCCGAGCTACGGCAAGCAGGTGATGAACGAGACCAAGGCCACGGCCAAGCAGGGCTACGACACGCTGATGCAGCGCGCCACATTCCCGCTGGAGCAGCAGTTCCCCAACACCATGCCGTCTGGCGCTGGCAACAAGCCCTGGCGCGTATACGACAACCCATTCCTACGTCCTCCTGTCGATCCAGTAGAAGCTGGCCCAGATGGACCGCTACAGTTCAACTGAAAGGACACAGCCATGCCATACATCAATCAACTTCCGCTGCTCACTGTTGCATCACCTGGAGACCAGATTCCGGTCTACACGCCGAACAATGGCGATGCACGACGGCTGCCGATTGGCGCGCTGCTGGCCTACTTCCAGCAGACCTTTGCCAGCCCCACGCTGGCCACCAACGTCTACACGCCTGGCACTGGCTTCAACCTGCCAGTGCCCACGCCTGTGGCGCAGCAGCAGTGGATGCTGATCCAGCCGGCCGGCACGTTGGCCACTGGCTCCGTCACGCTGCCGCTGAACACCAGCACGCCTGATGGCACTGAGGTGCTGATCACGACCACGCAGCAAATCACGGCATTCACGTTGAACGCAAATGGAGCGTCTGCTCTGTATGGCGACCCGACAACGCTGGGCGCTGAGGACTTCTTCCGCATGCGCTTCGTGCAGGCCACCAACTCCTGGTATCGGATCGCCTGATCATGGCCACCAAGAAAGACCCCAGGCTGGAGCGCGCTGGCGTCGAGGGCTTCAACAAGCCCAAGCGCACGCCATCGCATCCGACCAAGAGCCACGTCGTCGTGGCCAAGGCTGGCGACCAGGTCAAAACGATCAGGTTCGGCCAGCAGGGCGTCTCTGGGTCTCCAAAGCGCGAAGGCGAGAGCAAGGCCGACAAGGCACGGCGCGAGTCGTTCAAGGCCCGGCACGCCGGCAACATTGCCAAGGGCAAGATGAGCGCTGCCTACTGGGCAGACAAGGTGAAGTGGTGAGGCCATGCAGATACCAATCCTGAACGGCATCTACACCGACAACGGCCCGGACCTGCGCACGAGCTACCCGGTCAACATGGTGCCGGTGCCCAAGAATAGCGGCATCAGCTCCGGCTTCCTGCGTCCTGGCGATGGCATCGTGGCCAACGGCAGCGGCCCAGGCATCGACCGTGGCGGCATCAACTGGAACGGCATCTGCTACCGTGTCATGGGCACCAAACTGGTCCGAGTGGACAGCAACGGTGCGGTGACGGTGCTGGGCGATGTTGGCGGCCCAGTCAATACGCTGGTAACGATGGATTACAGCTTCGACCGCCTGGCCATTGCGTCTGGTGGCCGTCTGTACTACTGGAATGGCGTGCTCACACAGGTGAGCGATGCTGACCTCGGCGTGGTGCTCGACTTCTGCTGGGTGGATGGTTATTTCATGACCACCGATGGCACAAACCTCGTGGTCACAGAGCTGTCTGATCCGCTGCAGGTCAATCCGCTGAAGTACGGCAGCTCAGAAGTCGATCCAGACCCGGTGGTGGCGCTGCTCAAGCTGCGCAACGAGGTCTATGCGCTCAACCGCAACACCATCGAGGTGTTCGACAACGTCGGAGCAGAATTCTTCCCATTCCAGCGCGTCGATGGCGCGCAGATTCAGAAAGGTGTCATCGGCACCTTCGGCTGCTGCGTCTTCATGGAGCAGGTGGCATTCCTTGGCAGCGGCCGCAATGAACAGCCAGGCATCTACCTGGGCGCAAACGCCACGGCCACCAAGATCAGCACGCAAGAGATCGACGATCTGCTGATGAACTATACAGAGGCGCAACTGATCACGGCCAAGCTGGAGGCGCGCAACGACAAGGCGCACCAGCACCTATACGTCCACCTGCCTGACCGCACTCTGGTCTATGACGGCGCGGCCTCGCAGGAGCTGGGCGAAATGGTCTGGTTCACACTGACCACTACCACAGCCGGCTTCGCGCAGTACCGTGCGCGCAATTTGGTCTGGGCCTATGACAAGTGGCTGGTCGGTGATCCGCAGTCCAGCAGCATTGGCTACCTGGTGGACACCATCGGAGACCACTGGGGTCAGAAGGTGCGCTGGGAGTTCGGCACGCTGATCGTCTACAACGAGGGCAACGGCGCACTGTTCCACGAACTGGAGCTGGTGGCGCTGACAGGGCGCGTGGCGCTGGGCGTCAACCCGCAGATCAGTACCAGCTATTCGCTGGACGGCCTGTCGTGGAGCCAGGACAGATTCATCCGTGTCGGCACCATCGGCAACACCAAGAAGCGCCTGGCATGGTTCCAGCAGGGCAACATGCGCAACTGGCGCATCCAGCGCTTCCGTGGCGACAGCGACTCACACCTCGCATTTGCACGCCTTGAGGCGCAGATCGAAGGGCTGGTGTACTGATGGCTGTCAATCCTCGCGTCCCACCACTCGGCCTGACCCGAGATCAGCTTGCCACATTCCTCAAGGACCACGAGCAGATCAAGCAGTTCGAGAACCTGTTTGCAATCGCAGCCGAGGTGGCACCAGACAATCTGCAGGCTGCCACCATCCTGGCCGGCAATGCAGATGCCAAGGCCATCCAGGCGCTTGGAATGATTGCTGCGCTGGCGCAGGAGGCAGCCGTCTCATGTTCAGTGACTGACGTGAAAGCCACGCAGGCGCTGGACCAGATCGCCATGCTGGCTCAGGAAACGTCTGTCAGCATTGCGTCAGCCGAGAACAAAGCCAATCAGGCGCTGACGCTGCTTGGCCAACTGGCCACGGCTGTCGAAGGCCTGCAGATGTCACCACCTCCGCGAGAGTTCAAGCGCGCGCGGTATGGTCAGTTCCTGGACACGACGACGCAGATTCCTGCAGCCATCAACACACCATACGCCATCACATTCAACACGACAGATGTGAGCAATGGCGTCTTCCTGGGCACGCCATCGTCTCGCGTGATCGTTGACACCGAGGGCGTCTACAACTTCTTGTTCAGCATCCAGCTCGACAAGACCAGTGGCGGCACAGGAATCTTCTGGGTCTGGCCACGCATCAACGGTGTGGACGTGCCGAACAGTAACAGTCAAGTGCAGATTCAAGGCAACAATGCCGAGCAACTGGTCACGGTCGGCTACTTCTTCGAGCTGAAGGCCAACGACTACGTCGAGATCATGTACGCAGTCAATGATGTGAGCGTGAGGGCGGAGGCATTCCCAGCATCTGCCTTCTACCCATCGGTGCCTTCCATCATCCTCACCGTGTCCAACAACATCAAAGGAGTCCAGTAAATGACCGTCACCGTCAAAACCCTCGTCCCTCCCAAGCAGATGGAGGCAGTCCAGACCACGCAATACACGGCCACGGCCGCCAAAGCGCTGATCGACAAGGCCACCGTCACCAACACCGACACCGTAAACCGCACGTTCAGCGTGAACCTGGTGCAATCTGGTGGCGCGGCCGGCAATGCCAACCTGATCATCGACGACCGCACCGTCGTGCCTGGCGAGACTTACCTGTGTCCCGAGCTGGTCGGCCAGGAACTGGACGCTGGAGCCTTCATCAGCACCATTGCCAGCAATGCCACGTCCTTGACGCTGCGCATCTCAGGCCGCGAGATCACCTGATAGGAGAACCACATGAACTACGCAAAAATGCCCAAAGTGATGGTGGCCGGCTTCGGTGGCCTGCCCATCGAGGAGCCGTTCATCACCACGGCCGAGAACAAGAAGAACACGCAGATGGTCATCGATGACTGGATGCTTGGCCCTGAAAAACCCAGCAACGAGCGAGGCGCGAACAAGCCCTACTGGATGGCTCTGGCCAAGGCCATGCAGTGCGACGAGGCCGAGGCACGTCGCCGGCGCTGCTCCAACTGCGAGTATTACGACAACTCGGTCATGACCCAGGTCAAGATGGACCGCATCCCCTGGAATGAGTGGGATGTCGGTGCCGGCTTCCGTGGCTACTGCAACAAATTCGACTTCATCTGCCACGACCTGCGCTCCTGCCAGGCATGGGAAGAGCGCGAGTTCGAGGAGGATTGACCAAATGTCAAATTGTGGGAAAATGCAGGTGCTGAGCTTATCGAGCCGCCAGCAGCTCATCCGACCACTGGAGGGTTGCGCGCATGAGTAATGTCGATTGGCTGAAGGAAAACCTGCAAAGGGTTTTCGCGCTGCCTGCGCCGGCCGTCGAGTGGCTGCTCATGCTTTGGAACGCAATCCAGGTCTTCGACGATGTCGCCGATGGCGATCCTGTCGAGCGCGAAGACCTCAACGCTACCATCTGGAACACGTTGGTCGGAATGAGCCAGAACACCTTCTGGCAGGCCAACTCTCAAACCCTTGCGCCAGTCGTGGCGTCCATGATCCTCAAGTGGCAGGCCTCCGACCAGGCCGAGCGCGCTGGCAAAGCCGATGCACGCTCATTCGTCTGGCGCGCAGGCTACTATGACGTGGTGCTGATGGCAGTGGCCCTGTGCCACGGCACGCAGCGCGCCACGCAATCTGCGCAGCAGGTCATGGAGCTGTACGGCGAGACGCTGGAAGACTACATGAAGGAGTTCAGCCATGCCTGATCCAATTACCGCGCTAGTCGTCGGCGGCACGCAAGTCGTCGGCGGCATCATGCAAAGCAATGCTGCCAGCGATGCAGCAGGCGCACAAACTGCAGCCGCAGAAGCCGGCATTGCAGAACAGCGTCGCCAGTTTGATCTGGTGCAGCAACTTCTCAAGCCTTATGTCGAGGCCGGAACGCCTGCACTGCAACAGCAGCAAGCACTGATCGGCCTGCAGGGGCAAGAGGCACAGCAACAAGCCATCTCTGCCTTGGAGCAGGGCGCTGGCTTTCAGGCTCGTGTGCGCCAAGGAGAAGAAGCGCTTCTGCAGCGTGCATCGGCCACTGGCGGCCTGCGTGGCGGCAACATTCAGGCCGCGCTGGCTCAGTTCCGGCCACAGATGCTGCAGCAAGAGATTGAGACGCAATACGGCCGCCTTGGTGGCCTGACTTCTCTCGGCCAGCAATCGGCTGCAGGTGTCGGCACTGCTGGCATGCAGACAGGCGCACGAGTGGCTGGCCTGTATGGTGATGTGGGCGCAGCGCAGGCAGGCAAGGAGCTGGCGCAGGGGCAGGCTTTTGCCAATGTGCTCAACCTTCCTGCCCAGTTCCTGGGCATGCAGTACGGTGCCAAGGTCGGCACGCCAGGCTTCGGCAACATCTTCAGCGACCGACGCCTGAAGCGCAACATCGTCAAGATCGACACCCGGCCGGACGGCTTGGGCGTCTACGAGTTCGAGTACATCTGGGGCGGTGGCCGACAGATCGGCCTGATGGCGCAGGAGGTGCAGGGCGTCTATCCTGACGCAGTCGGCGAGGCTGGTGGCTATCTCACCGTGAACTACAGCAAGGTGTGAACATGGTCCAGCCAATCAACTACCAACTGAACGTCCAAAGCCCATTCGAGGCCGCACTGTCCGGCTTCAAGATCGGCGCGACCATCGCAGACGTGGCGGCACAGCGCCAGGCGCAGGAAGCAGAGCTGGCACGTCGCCAGAGCCTGCAGACGCAGGTCAATGCACTGATGCAGAACCCGAACCCGACCGCGCGCGACTTCACCAACGTGGCCATGCTGCTGCCAAAGGCCGAAGCCGACAGCATGCGCGCCAACTGGGACACGCTGTCGAAGGATCGCCAGGAGAACGAACTGCGCTTCGGTGGCCAGGTCATGTCGGCCTTCAGCGCCAACCAGCCTCAGATCGGCATCCAGCTCCTGCGCGAGCGCGCCACAGCCGAGCGCAACGCCGGCCGCGAAGGCCAGGCCAAGGCCTACGAGACCTGGGCGCAGATGGCCGAGGTCAGCCCACAGAGCGCCCAGAAGACCATCGGCATCATGCTGGCAGGCGTGCCTGGCGGCGACAAGGTGCTGACATCGTCCATCCAGGCGCAGAAGGCGCCGGCTGAGATTCGCGCTGGCGAGGCTGGCGCGACAAAGGAAGAGCTGATCACAGCCAACACGCCGACCCGCCTGGCGCTGGAGAACACACAGACGGCAGCCAACATCCGCAACCTCGACAGCCAGATTCTGGAGCGCACCAATCGACTGGTGCTCGACCGCGACCGACTCAAGCTGGACCGCGACAAACTGCAGTCCGATGTGGAGCTGAAGCTGTTCGAGCTGAACCAGAAAGGCGGCCAGCTTGAACCAAGCGCCACCAAGCTGGTGAATGACTCTGTCGTGGCTTCAGTCGGCTCTGAGCAGTCTGCAGGCCGCATGCTGGACCTGGCCAGTCGCTTGGAGCAACAAGGCGGTGGCTATGGTGCCTTCAGTGGTGCCAATGCATGGATACGCAATGCAACCGGAAATCAGGACTCCTGGACGCAGACTCGTCAGGAATACGTCAGGCTGCGCAACACGCAGGCCATCAAGTCGCTGCCACCTGGCCCTGCCACAGACCGCGACATCGAACTGGCCATGAAGGGTTTTCCTGCAGAAAACGCAGATGCCAAGACCGTGGCGTCGTTCCTGCGCGGCATGGCCAAAATGGCACAGTACGAGGCAGTGGCCGAAAGCGCCAAGGCTGACTGGGTGAACTCGGTCGGATCGCTTGGACGTGCCACCCGCGACATCGACATCGGCGGCATCCAGGTTCCCAAGGGCACCACCTATGTGGACTTCGCGCGCCAGTTCATGGACCAGCGTGCGCAAGACCTGGCAGCAGCTCAGGCTGGCCGTGCGGTGTCTGGCCGTGGCTACATGCGCTGGGCCAATCCTCAGACTGGTGCTGTACCTGGTGCAGCACCTGCTCAAACTCCTGCTGGACAGTAAAACATGGCGACCCAACAAGTCCCAACCAGCTACAAAGACCCGTTCTGGTCTGACCTGGCGGCCAACACCGAGCAGAAGCTCGGGCTGCCAAGTGGCCTGCTGGTCTCGGTGCTTACGCGCGGCGAGCGCTCCAACGCCGACCAGGTGTCGGAGGCTGGCGCACGCACTCCGTTCCAGATCATCCCTGCCACCCGCAAGGCGGTGCTGGACAAGTACGGCATCGACGCCTACCTGAACCCGCAGACGGCCGCAGAGGCCGCTGGCCTGCTGCTCAAGGAGTCGCTGGACCGCAACCAGGGCAACATCGTGCTGGCTGCTGCCGAATACCACGGCGGCACCGACCCCAAGAACTGGGGACCACGCACCAAGGCCTACATGCAGCGCGTCTCGCAAGGCGTGCGCGAACTGACGCCACAGGCTGCGCCAGCAGCACCAACCATTGCGGAGGGCGGCACGACCAGCACCTTTCAACGTGCTCTTGCTGCCAGCCCTATGGCTGCTGTCCCGCAGGATGCGATTGCGCGAGTCTTCCAGGCCTACAGCAGCGGCCAAATGACGCCAGAAGAGTCGGCCCAGTTCGAGGCCGACGTGAAGGCCGGCAACATCATGCTGCCGCGCGGCGCTGCGCTGCGTGGCCAGCAGCAGCCCCAAGGCGCACGGCCTACCATCCCTGAGCTGCCGGCTCCGGTCCTGGAGGCCTACCGCAGCGGCCGCATGACGCGCGACGAGATGATGGAGCTGGAGCGCGACGTGGCCAATGGCATGGCGCGCGTGCCCTCCGGCTTCCAGCTCCAGAAGACCGAGCCGATGGGCGTGCTGGGTGGAATTCGTGAGGCCGTCACCGGCACCGAGCGCACTACGCCGACCACTGAGGCGCTGCCCGACTGGGCCAGCATGCCGGAGCTGAACACCTTCAGCATGGCCAGCTTCAAGTCGGCACTGGGCACGATGATGACCAGCCCACAGGAGACTGTGCAGGTCATCCAGTCCAACTTCCCTGGCGTGAAGGTCAGCCAGGACGAGAAGGGCAACTTTGTGCTGCAGTCGTCCATTGACGGCCAGATGTACGCCATCAAGCCTGGCTTCCAGGTGAGCGACATCCCGCGCGCTGCTGGTGCGCTTGCAGCCTTCACGCCTGCAGGCCGTGCCACCACTATCCCTGGTGCTGTGGTGGCCGGTGGTGCAACGCAGGCCGGCATCGAGGCCACCCAGGCCGCCACTGGTGGCCGATTCGACACTGGCGAGGTGGCGCTGGCTGGAGCACTTGGCGGCGCTGGCCAGGCCGTGACCCGCATTCCTCAGATGGTGCGCGCTGTGCGTGGTGGCGAGGTGCCACCTGCAGCTCCTGCAGCGGCTCCTGCAGTTCCTAGCGCAGCCGTTCCAACAGCACCAGCCGCCGCGGCTCCTGTGGCCCCGGTGGCGCGTCCTGCCGCTGCAGCACCTGCAGCCCCTGCCGGCGCTCCAATGGGCACGGCGATGGCCCCAGCAGCCCCTGCAGCACCCGCTGCAGCCGCAGCCGCACCGATGACCACAGCAGAGCTGGCGCAGACCGCCAGGACGGCCACAGGTGGCGGCATGGGCGCTGGCCGAGCCACCGAGGTGCTGGCCACCCAGGCCGCACCCGATCCAAAGGTGCTGGAGGCCGCGCGCCGGCTCAAGATCGAGGGATACCTGCAGCCGGACCACCTGACATCGAACCAGGCCTACCGCGAGCTGGCGCAGGCCGTGAAGTCGATCCCTGGCAGCCAGGCGCGTGCAACCGAGCTGACCGGCCTGGAGGCCGTTGGCAAGCAGGCAGACGACCTGATCACCCAGATCGGCGGCATGACCGATCTCAGCCGCATGAACCAGGCCGTGCGCACCAACCTGTCGCAAACGGTGGCAAACCTGGAGCGCAAGGCAGACGAGGCCTTCACTCAACTGCGCACCGACATCCCGGCACAGACTCGTGGAACAGCCGACAACGTGCTGGCATTCATTGAGCAGCGTGCTCGTGATCTGGATGGCGCAGAGAACCTGTCCACGATGGAGAAGTTCATCCGCAACAGGCTGACCCCAAAGCCGATCAAGGACGAGGCAGGCAATGTCATTGGCACCAGGCCGCCGACCTATGCGCTGATCGACGATGTGCGCAAGGAGATCGGCGCTGCAGCACGCGAAAAGGGCAAGTTCAAAGACGCAGACACTGGTGCGGCCAAGAACCTCTACGGTCTGATCAACGATGACCAGTTCAGGCTGGCTGAGACGGTCGGACGTGGTGAGCAATACCGTCTGGCCAACAGCCTGGTCAAGATGCGCAAGGGCATCGAGGACGACATGATCTCGCTGTTCGGGCGCGAGCTGGACCAGAGCCTAGTCACCAAGCTGTCCACGGCCACCACGGCGCTGTCCAAGGGCGACGCCGACAAGCTGGTGAAAGTGCTGCAGGCCATCCCGCAGGACATGCGCCAGATGGTGGCAGCCTCGGCCCTGAACACAGCCTTCGGCAAGGCCACCCAGAACGGCGCGCTGAACTTCAACACCTACGCCAACTGGTACGAGGGTCTGCTGCAGAACAAGCAGGCCTATGCGGCGCTGATGAACAACCTGCCGCAGCCGGCCAGGAAGGCACTGTCGGACCTGTATCGGGTTTCGGACAACGTGCGCAAGGCAACCCGCGAGCGCATCACCACCGGCCGCATCCAGGCTGTCCAGCAGGAGCTGCAGGGCGCTGACACGCTGCTGTCAAACGTGTTCAACGTGGCCAAGCGTGCAGCCATCGGAATCCCGGCAGAGGCCGCCACGACGGCTGTGGGCCTGCCTGGTGCAGGCATTGCCTCCGGCCTGACAGCAGCCCTGTCCAAGGGCGTCAAGCCCGAGGTGCTCAAGGCTGCCGACGAGCTGATTTCGTCCCCCGAGTTCCAACGTCTGGCCGTGGAAGGCGCGACCAAGACCAACCCAAGCCAGTCCACGATCCGCAGCGTGGCACTTTCTGCCGCCTTCCGGCGCTTCGCTGACGCAGCCAAGATGCCGCGAGAACTGAGCTGGCGCGAGCGCTGGCTTGTGCAATCCATGCAGGCTGCAGGACAATTTGACCAGGAGAACACCAAATGAGCGCACTTTCCATTCAACCCACCTACCCGATCTTCACGGACATTGATGGCCAGCCCCTTGAGGATGGCTACATCTGGATCGGTGTGGCCAATCTGGCTCCCATCACCAATCCCATCACGGTCTACTGGGATGCGGCGCTGACGATCCCTGCAGCACAGCCGATCCGCACGCGCGGTGGCTACCCAATGAACAGCGGCACGCCTGCTCGTCTGTACGTCAACAGTGACTACAGCATCCAGGTTCAGAACAAGAACGGCAGCGTGCTGTACAGCGCGCCGACGACCACTGAGCGCTACGGCAACTTGATCAACGCTGTCGATGTCATCTACAACCCCGCAGGCACTGGCGCTGTGCAGACCAATGTCCAGGCCAAGCTGCGCCAGACTGTCAGCATCAAGGACTTCGGCGCTGTTGGTGATGGCGTGACCGATGACACTCTGGCGATCCAGAAGGCCATCGACGCTGTTGCTGCCGCTGGGCCTTTTGGGGTTGTAACTGTTCCTCAATCCTCTGCGGAGTACATCGCCACAAGCATCTTGATGAAAGAGGGTGTCACGCTGCGCGGTGAAGGAGGTGTGCTCAAGTGGAAAGACAACACTTGTACCAACCCTGCCCAAGCGTACTATTTCCTCTACAACTTTGGAGCCAACAACGTCACCTACGAAAACTTGGTGATTGATGGCAATGGAGCAAACAACACCCAATGGCTTGTTGCTGACTCCATCACAGCGACTGGCAACAACGTGGTCGTGCGAGGCTGCCGCATCTACAACACGCCAGACAGCGGCATCATGTTTTCTGATGCGCCAAACGGCCGATGCGTGGACAACTGGATCGAGAATGGTGGCGATCTCGGCATCTACATCAATGCACCAGAGGTTGTCCCTGCTCGCGGTGACATGATTTGCACAGGCAACGTCATCAAAGGCTTCCCGTATGGCGGCATTGGCATCAAGCGCTCGGTTGAGAACTGTCTGGTTTCCAATAACCTCATCACTGGTTGCGGCAATGGCATCACCGTCGAAGATTTTGGTGCTGGCGCTGGTGGCGCTCCTGATCACTTGCTAATCACTGGCAATCTTCTGGAAGACATCGGATTCCCGTTTGCGGCTACTCCGTTGGTGGCCCAAGTCGGTATCACCCTCAATGGTTGTAGCAATGTGTCCCTTGTTGGGAACAAGTTCAACAGAGTCAGCGGAAACATGCTGATTTTGTCTGGAACGATTGATTCATTGATTGAAAGCAATCATTTCATTGGGTACCCGACTGCCCCAGCGTCTGGTGTGAATGTCTGCGGATTACTTGCTCAAACTCGCACAGGCGTCACTCCTTCACGCAATACCGTTGTTGGTAATGTTTTCAGAGATTGCAAGTCGTACGGCATTAGATTTGAAACTGGCGACAACAATATCGTCACGAATAACTTTGTCCATGCGGATGCGGCTGGCGGAGGAACCGGCATTCGCATTGACAATCCATGCTTTAGATTCACCATCACAAACAACAGGTTCTACGCTCCATTCGATACTCAAATTTATGCGGCAGCGACTGAAATCGTTCTGCGAAGCAATTATTTGTCAAACGGCGCGACCGCGTGGCAGCGTGACGGCAATATCAGGTCTATTTCAATCATTGATCCGATTGGTTCGGAGACACCTTTTTATCCAGGACAAATGATTTGGACCACAACTGGTGGTCCAAAAATCTGGATGTCTTATGGCATATCGAACACAGAATGGGTGCAAATTGGCGGCTTGCTTTCACAAGCAACGGCTGCTGATATTGCCAGTGTTTCAAGCACAATCAACACCGTTGGGAAATACACGACGAAAATTGTGCGCGACTTGACAAACAATAGACTATTGTTCTCCACTGGCGATGCTGCAAATGCAGCATGGTTTGTGGTGGATGGGTCTGCGTCTGTTGTTCCTGTTTGATAGGGGATAACCTGTGGCCACTTACTACTGGGTTGGAGGCTCTGGAACGTGGGACGGAGCCTCGACCACAAACTGGTCGGCATCATCTGGTGGTGCTGGTGGTGCTGGCGTCCCAAATGCAGCCGACACGGTTATTTTTGACGCCAACTCTGGCACTGGCACATGCACGACTGCTGCAGGTTCTGCCAGCGCCAACATTACTGTCAACAGCTCCACACTTGAACTGAAACTAGGTGCAAACCATACCAATGCGGCTGGCTTCACGCTGACACTTGGGTCTGTTGATCTGGTGTCGTACACGCTGACAACTCAATGGACTTCATCTGTCAATACGAACGTCAGAACCTTAAAGTTCGGTACAGGGAAAATTGTTGTCACAGGTAACGGCTTCACGGTTTGGAACTTTGCCAACGTCACAAACCTGACATGCACTGGCGCACCAACTGTTGAACTCAATTACGCAGGAGGAGTCGGCACTCGAATCATCAACCACGGTTTTCAGGGTGGTGGTTCTGCTACCAGTGCTGTCAGCTTCTATGTCACTGGAGGCACAGATACCATTGGTGCAAATCCTGCGGTCTTTGTGCGAGATTTTGACTTCACAGGTTTTTCGGGAACGCTGAACAATTTTGCAATGAATGTCTATGGAAATTTGAAGATTTCCACAGGCATGACAGTCGGCGCTGGAGCTGGTGTTGTCACATTTGCGGCAACGTCTGGGACTCAGCAGGTCACATCCAGTGGCAAAACGCTCGACTTCCCGATCACGATCAACGCACCTGGCGCGACTGTTCAACTTCAGGACAACTGCACATTCGGCGCGACTCGACTCATCACGCACACGGCAGGCGCTCTTGATCTGAACGGCAAGACGATGACGGCCTATGCCTTCTCGTCCAACAACTCGAACACCAGGTCCATCGCATTCGGCACAGGCCAGATCAACATCACAGGCAGTGGCGTCACTGCCTGGAACTACGCCACGCTGACTGGCTTCACGCTCAGTGGCACGCCCAACGTCAACTTCACATACTCTGGGTCGACTGGAACTCGGACGGCCAACCACGGCCTTCTTGGTGGTGCTACAGAGGCCAATGTCATCAATGTGAACGTCACGGCTGGCACTGACATATTCCGGCTCAACACGCTGGGGTATGTCAAGAACCTCAACTTCACAGGGTTCTCTGGATCGTTCACCAACAGTGATGTGTTCGTCTATGGCAACTACACGGCATCGGCAACGATGACGCTGCCGGCCGGAGCTGGCATCCTGACATTCGCAGGAACATCTGGCACGCAACAGATCACCAGCAATGGCAAGACGCTGGATTTCCCGATTACGTTCAACGGCGTCGGTGGCACGTTTGCCATGCAAGATGCGCTGACTCAGGGATCGACCAGGGCATTCACGATCACCAATGGAACGGTGCTGCTCAAGAACAGCGCGACAACAACTGTCGGCGCTTTTGCGACCAGCGGAACGAACCAGAAGTTTTTGCGCTCCACGGTCGCAGGATCACAGGCCACTCTGTCGCAAGCAAGTGGCACTGTGAGCGCCAGCTACTTGACGATCCAGGACATCAACGCAACTGGTGGCGCAACTTGGCAAGCATTCACGACCAACAACAACGTGGACGCAGGAAACAATCTTGGCTGGGACTTCTCGGCTCAGCTTGGACGCTATATTTACACCCGGCGCAAGAACAAGCGCATTCTTCCATAAGGAGCCATCATGGCAACAAACTCTCAAATTGCATTCAACCCACAAGGCAGCACCGTCCTGGTGGCTGCTGCTGCTGTTGCGCCTGCTGGCGTTCAGGTGCCTGTCAACAACCAGTTCAACGCTCAAGAAACTGGCCAGGTTCGCATCGTCAATGCTGGAACTAACATCGTCCATATTGGTGTCGGACCCACTGCTGCCTTGGCGCAGGCCAATGCGGTGGCTGCAACTGCAGGCACACCTGCTGCCGGCATTCCCATGCTGCCTGGCGCTGTCGAGATCATGCGCTTCCCTGTTGGATCATATTTCTCTGGCGTCGCATCCAGTGCCACGACGATCTACATGACCCCTGGGCAAGGACTGTGATGGAGGCCACAGGGATGATGCAGGAACCACAAGAAGGCATTGACCTTGTCAAGTACGGCGTGCTCTGGCAGAAGGTCCAGGAGATGGACAAGAAGGTGGACAAACTGGAGCGCAACATCGAGGAGTTGCTGGCGCTGGCCAACAAAGGCAAGGGCGGCCTGTGGTTCGGCATGAGCATCGTCTCTGGCGTCTCGGCCGTGGTCGGCTACGCCTTGAACTACTTCAAGCACTGAGGCCATGTACAAACTGGGCGCTCGATCCAGGCAACGTCTCAAGGGCGTCCACGAAGACCTGGTGAAGGTCGTCGAGCGCGCCATCGAGATCACCACCGTGGACTTCACGGTGCTGGAAGGCTTGCGCGATCCTGCGCGCCAGAAGGTGCTATACGAGGCCGGCGCGAGTCAAACCCTCAACAGCCGGCACATCACAGGCCATGCGGTCGATCTGGGCGCGTGGATCGATGACGAGGTGCGCTGGGACTGGCCCCTGTATCACAAGATCGCCAAGGCCATGAAAGATGCCGCCAAGGAGCTGAATGTGGCCATTGTGTGGGGTGGTGACTGGCGCTCGTTCAAAGACGGCCCACACTTCGAGCTGGACCGGAGGGAATACCCATGATTGACCCGATGACCATCCTGGCGGCATTCGGCCCACTGGTGGTGGACCTGGGCAAGTCGCTGATCGGCCGCTACATCCAGACCGATGGGTACAAGCCGACCAACGTCGATGAGTACATCAAGGTGCGCCAGCTCGACATCGAGATGTTCAAGGCCATGAACGACGCAGGAGGCACCAATCCATCCTATCCCTGGGTGGAGGCCGTCGTGCGGCTGATGAGGCCAGGCGTGGCTGTAATCGTGCTGGGGACGTGGGCCACGCTCAAGTTGAATGGCCAGCCGAGCGATACGGTGGACAACTTCGCGGCAGCCGTGGGGTTCTACCTGTTCGGCGACAGAACCCTGTTCTACTCCAGGCGCAAGGCATGACGATCAGGAAGGCATGCGCTCGCCTGTCTCGAAAGATTCACGGCCGTCCAGGCTGTGGTGGACCCATACATCGTGCTCCTCATCTGGTGTCGGTCGGCACCAGCACTCAGGCGTAAGTTCGTGCTCCCGCAGATCATTGACGGGCACGATGTGGTATCTGGACGGCAAGTTCACTTGCACATCTTCTCACCGTTGAAGGCAGGCCAGCCAGCCTGGCCTTTGGTCTGCTTCCACAGCTTGACCATCTCGCAGTATTCGGCCTCCTGGCGCTCGGCTTCCTCGAAGTCGGACTGGCCGACGATGCCCATCGCAATGAACAGGCCAATGGCGGCCAGGATGACTTGGTAGCGTTTGATCTGCATGGTGTTCTCCTTCAGTCAGTGATCAGGCAGCCGTTCTCGATGCGCATGAAGCGCATCAGGTCCAGCTCGCGCGCCACCTCGATGATGTCATGCTGGGCGCGCTTGGTCATGGCGCAGCGCTGGCAGGTGGCCAGGATGCGCGCTGCGGTCTCGTGGTGGCCAAGGCTGTGGAAGTCGCGTGCCTTCTCGATCTCGCGCTTTTGGGTCTTGTTCATGCTGTCAGCTCCTTGCTGGTTGATGAAGCGCCCCGGAGGGCGCATGGTTGATCAGAGGCCACGCACTGCAGTCAGCTTGCCCTGCATGGTCTGCGACATCAGGTACTTGGCGCGATTCAGCGTCTGCCGTGCGCCTTCGACATCACCGTGGGCCATCTGTTCTTGTGCATCGGACATCAGGCCAGAAACGACCATGTTGACGCCACAGGCCTGGTAGGTGATCGACTCGAACACGCTGTCAACGAAATCCTCGATATCGCAGCCGTAGACGGCTTGTTCACGGGCTTGCTTGGTGGTGGTGGTTGCATTCACGTTCAGCTCCTTGCTGGTTGGTTGCGATGACTGCATCTTACCACGATTTCCCACAATCTATGCAACTAGGTGAAAACACCTAGATGATCTCGACATCGTGCGGCCTGGTCCGGCCGTCCAGAATGGCGTGGATGCGCTTCTCGGTCAGGCGGTGGCAGCGATACATTGTCCTGGCCGGCAGCAGCTCCAGCAGCTCGGCGTAGCTGGCCAGGACGGCGCGCACGGCCTGGATGCCAGGCCCGTCCAGCCTGATGGGCTTGCCTTCGCGCTTGTGGCGCTGGCCGGCCACTGCCAGGGCGCGCACAGCGTCCATCAGCAGGCCGCTGTCGTCGTCGCAGACCTTCATCTCGACCACCAGCGTCTCCAGCATGTTGACGGCATCGCTGACAACCCGCCAGTCGTCTGTGCTCGGCTCGTCGGCCTTCTCCAGGCTGTGCAGCCCCTCGTACATCCTGGTGAGCTGGTGCGTGCGGTACTCGGCCGGCATCGGCTCGGTGGGGCTGGCCAGCAGCTCGTCGAAGACGGTGTAGGTCTTAGGCCGCTGCGGCGGCTTACGCTTGCCTGACTTCTTCATGCTCGCACATCCACCAGGCTGATGGATTTGGTCTCGCGGTCCATGAACACGGCCACGGCAGTGGGCATCGGACCACCCATCGCACCGCACGCAGCGATGCAGATGGGCGTCGGCCGCAGAAACGCCAGCAGCATGTAGCGCTTGTCGTTCGGGCTGTCTGCGGCCATCAGTACGACCTCCAGACCTCGATCTCAACGATCCACAGGTACAGGTGGAACTCGCCACGGTCGAAGCCGATGGCGAAGTATGGCCAGCGACGTGGGAACAACTCCACGGCGATGCGAGGGCGCAGCTTCATGTGGTGGTCTCCTGCTGGCTGGCCAGCCCCTGCTTGATGTAGTGCAGCACCTGGGCGGCCAGCGTCCTGGTGTCTGCTTCGGCCTGGCGGCGCAGCGCCAGCTCGACATCTGCCGGAATGCGGATCGTCATGTACCGATCCTTGGTGGCAGATGCCGACGACTTGGAGGTGGTCGGCGTGGTCATCAGTCGGTCCCGCCAGCGTTCACGATGGCAGCCTCCTCGAACATGTCGGCCGTGGCCTGGCCATTGGCCAGCTCGACAGGGATGCCGTGGGTCAGCAGGTTGACCAGGGCGTCCTGGCCAGCCACCTCGATCTCGAATCGAGTCTGGGCAGCGTGCCGGATGGCCTGGGCCTGGTTCCCGGCTCGGATCAGCCGGTGCCGTTTGGTCTCGGTGTCGGTCACCAAGTAGATGCGCGTGGTCATGGGTTTCTCTCGTTGGTTGATGAAAAGGTGCTGATCTGCCGCTTGGCATCTTCCGCACCTTTTCCCACTATAACGCAATATTTCACACTTTCCAAGTATGCGATCCAGTCCTTCTGCTCTGGGCTGAGGCTGCCGCCTTTGGCGCGCTTCATCTCGATCCACAGACGCCAGGCCGGCACGAACAGGTCAGGCACGCCGGAGACCACGCCTTCGGCCTTCAGGCGGCCGGCTGTGGCCTTGCTGCGCGCGCCACCATTGGGGATGGCATGGATGCGCACGCCTGGCCAGGTCTGGCGAAACCAGCGCACCAGATCGCGCTGCTCCTCATGCTCGGTGGGGATGCGATCTGGCGCGCTCAAAATGGCAGCTCCTGCTCCCACTTGTCGCAGGCGTCCAGCGTGGCTGCAAAGTCCTCGGGCGGCTTCATGAAGAACTCGACGCACAGGCCGTCCACACCGTAGTGCTCGCAGGTGTGGCAGCACTTGGGCGGCCCTGCCTGCATCCACTCACGCCACTGGATCAGAAATTCAGGTTCTTGCGGTCTTGTCACGTTCTCTCCTCTGTTCATGTCGCCACCAAAACCAGGGCATCACCCTGTCGTCCACTTCCCACATTGGCACGCCGGTCAGCTCTGACTGGTGCTTGCGAAACCTGCGCATCGCCTTCATCAGAATCTGGCGCACACGTTCCTGCGTGCGGCCCATCACCTCGCCTGCCTCGCGCAGCGTGTGGTTGTCCAACACGCACAAGATGACCACCTGCTCCTCCTGCTCTGTCAGCGGCGTGATGGCCACCAGGCGGCGCGCAAAGTCCTGCCTGATCCACAGATCAGGATCAGTCTGCGTCGGCCACCAGAAATCAATCGGCTCGCATGGCTCTGGCTCGATGTGCCGGCTGTACCAGATGGCCTTGACCTCGCTGGACAGGTTGGCCACACCGAGCTTGCCATA